CTTCCGCCGCCTCAACGAGCTGTATGCCCGCACCGATCAGGTCGGCTTCCTCACCACGCAGCGTGTGGACGGCCGTCTGATCCTGCCGGAGTCCGTGAAGGTGCTGAAGATGGCAGGTACGAAGTCCAACACCACGGGCAGCGGCACGACTGGCGGTAACACCGGCGGCAACGGCTGATCGGGAGGTCAGCCATGAATCTGATCTCACTGCCTGAAACAAAAAACTATCTTCGTGTTGACCATTGTGAGGATGACAAGCTCATCCTCACTCTGATCGATACGGCACAGCGGCTCGTAATGGATGTGGGGCGCATGACTGAAAAGCAGTTAGCGGAAAATGAGGAAACCTCCCGGCAGGCTATGCTGTATACTGTTTCGTACCTCTATGAAAACCGTAATACTGCTGATTATCATGCATTGACGCTAACTTTGCGTGCGCTGTTATTTGCACAGAGGGAGGACATCGTCTGATGGAGATCGGGAAACTGAATCAGCGCATCTCGTTTCTGGAGCATCATACCAAAATTGACCGCATCGGCAACCATAAGGCTCAGTGGGAGGAGGTGTTCTCACTCTGGGCATCTGTGACTGTATCCAATAACGGTGCTTCTGAGGAGACGGATACCGGCGTGACCAGAGCGATTCAGAAAATTGAGGTCATCATCCGACAAACTCCGCAGACAAAACGCATGGATTCAACTGTGTACAGAATCCGTTTTGACGGTCTGGATTATGATATCAAGGGTATTGTTCCCAACTATAGCACACAGGACTATATGAAGCTGATCTGCGAATCCAGAAAGGCAGGTGCGAAGGATGACGTCTATTGACGATCTGGCATCGGAGGTCATGAAAGGACTGACGGAGTATGCCGATCTTGCCGATGCGGAAATGAAAAAGGCTGTGCGGAAAACAGCGACAACAGTCAAGAACGAGATATCCGCCAATGCACCCGTAAAAAGCGGGCGGTATAAGAAAAGCTGGGTCACCAAGAAAACAAAAGAGAACAGCCATACACTTGAAATGACGGTGCATTCCAAGAACCGCTATCAGATCGCACATCTGCTGGAACACGGTCATGCGAAAAGGGGCGGCGGCAGAGTTGCGGCTATCCCGCATATCGCTCCTGCCGAAGCAAACGGTGCAGATATGCTCGAAACGCTCATCAAGAAGGAGTTATCGTGAGCTACGAAGAGATCAATGAGATGATGCAGGAGATCGGGCTGCCCTTTGCGTATCATCACTTCGCAGAGGGTGAAAGCCCCGATCCGCCCTTCACATTGTTTCTGTCTCCCGGCGAGGATACCTTTTCCGCAGATAATTTCATGTACCACAGCTTCAAAGAGCTGCACATCGAGCTTTATACGGATGAAAAATCGCCGGATACGGAACAGCGTGTGGAGGAAGTGCTGACACAGCACAACATCTATTACACAAAATCAGAGGTATGGATAGAGTCTGAACGGCTCTACGAAGTCCTCTATATCATGGAGGTATGAAAAATGGCACTTCAGAAAAACAAAGTCAAGTTCGGTCTGAACAAGGTTCATTATGCAAAAATCACGGCATGGTCGGAAGAGGGTGTGCCGACATTCGCAACGCCGGTGCGCCTGCCCGGTGCGGTGTCGCTTTCTATTGATGCCAACGGCGAGAACGAGAACTTTTTTGCCGATAACGGCGTGTACTATGTCATCAACAACAATGCTGGCTACGAGGGTGACCTTGAGGTGGCGCTCATCACGACCGATTTCGCAACCACAATTCTCGGCGAGTAGCTTGACAGCAAGGGTGTTCTTGTGGAGCGCAATGATGCAGAATCCGCACAGTTTGCACTGCTCTTTGAGTTCAACGGCGACAAGAACCACATCCGTCATGTGCTGTACTGCTGCTCGGCATCCCGTCCCTCGACCGAGAGTTCCACTACGGAGGAGTCCACTGAGGTCAAGACGGAGACTCTCTCGATGAAGGCAACGGCGCTTCCTGACGGTCTGGTGAAGTCCAAGACCTGTGAAAGCACCGACCAGACCACCTATGACAACTGGTATAATGCGGTGTATATCCCGACCGCTGCGACCACAAACAACAGCACCGGCACACGCTCTGCATCTTCCACCAAGAGCAGCACTGCCGCATCCACTACAACTGACTGATTCGGAGGGTAAAGAATATGGCTATCAAGAAAATCATCACTGTTGACGGCATCGAGGTTCCTTTCAAGGCGAGCGCAACCCTGCCTCGCCTGTACCGCGCCAAGTTCCGCAAGGACATCTTCAAGGATTTCGCCGCACTGAAGGACTCTGTGGACGAGAGCGATGAGCAGGATTCCGGTCTCGGCATCGAGAGCCTTGAGGTCTTCGAGAATATCGCATGGACGATGGCGAAGCACGCCGATCCGGAGAACGTTCCCGACAGCCCGGACGACTGGCTCGAACAGTTCAACTGCTTCTCGATCTACGAGGTGCTGCCGCAGCTTTTCGAGCTGTGGGGCATGAATCTGGAGACACAGGCAGAGTCAAAAAAAAATCTCGCCCAGTTGACCGCGAGATGACAACGCCGCTGTTCCTCCTCCGATGTGTGCAGATCGGGCTGACACTCTCCGACCTTGATCTGCTCACCATCGGAATGGTCAACGAAATGTTTATCGAAAGGGACAATGATGAAGCGACTTACAGCTACAAAGCGACTCAAATCGACATGGATAAATTTTGAACCGTTCAGCAGTCTGCTGCGGATACTCCTCGGACTTTCAATTTACTCCTTCGGTGTATATCTGACCATCTATGTTAATATTGGGCTTGCACCGTGGGACTGTCTCGCTGTGGGGGTATCCCGTCACACGCTACTGAATTACGGCGGTGCAATGGCGGCAGTATCCCTTGCGGCAATTGTGATACAACTACTCCTGCACGAGCGCATTGGCATTGCTACTGTCCTTGATGCAATTATCACGGGAAATCTGACGCAACTTTTCTGCAATATTTCCCCGTATCCTGAAAATCACAATCTGTGCATCGGAGTAGCATTTATGCTCTTTGGATTCCTGTTTATTGCGCTCGGAATGTATGTGTATATGTCAGCAGAAATGGGCTACGGTCCGAAGGACGGTCTGCTGATTGCTATCGGGAAACGGATGCCGAAGATACCGATAGGTATCGTGGAAATATTGTTGTGGGCAATGGCGACACTGATCGGCTGGCTGCTCGGCGGTACTGTCGGCATCGGTACACCCACTTCTATCTTCGGCGCAGGTGCGGTCATGCATCTGTTTTATGCAGGAATCGGTTTTGAACCGAGGGCATTGCATCACAAGAGCATATCCGAAACATTGCGTGGAGGATAGCCATATTATACACCCATTCCGCCTACTTGTCTACCTACCACAGTAGGTATTTTTATATTTCCTGAAAGGCAGGTGATATCGCATGGCAGGAAGAATTGAGGGCATTACAGTCGAGATCAACGGCGACACCACGAAGCTATCGAAAGCACTACAATCCGTTGACAGAAACATCAAAAATACGCAGACTCAGCTCAAAGATGTCGAAAAGCTTCTGAAACTCGATCCGAAGAATACAGAGCTGCTTGCTCAAAAGCAGAAGCTCCTCGGCGATGCCGTCAAAAGCACGAAAGAACGGCTGGATACCCTGAAAAAAGCCAGCGAGGAAGCCGCCAAAACCAAAGACAACTACGATGCTTGGAAGGCAAAATACGATCCGATCGAGCAGAAGATCGGTGAGACCGAAAACAAGCTGAAAGAACTGAAGGAACAGGCGAAAACCGCCGATGAGCAGCTTTCCAAAGGTGAGATCTCTCAGGAGAAGTACGATGCTTTGCAACGTGAGATCAAGGAAACATCTGACGAGCTGACATCTTTGAAGCAGTCCGCTAAGGATGTATCCGATGAGTTTGGCAACCCGATCAGCCCGGAGCAATACGATGCCCTTCAGCGTGAGATCATCGAGACCGAGCAGGAGCTTCAGAATTTGCAAACGGAGGCAACCAAATCCCAAGAGGCTCTTGTGAAAATCGGTCAGGCGGGAGAAACGCTCGAAAAGGTCGGCGGCAAAATCGCCGATGTGGGCGAGACACTGACTACCCATGTGACTGTACCTGTTCTCGCCGCCGGTACTGCCGCTGTGAAAACGGCATCGGATTTTGATACTGCCATGAGCAAGGTCGCCGCTGTATCCGGTGCGACCGGTGATGAGCTGCAAGACCTGAGAGATAAAGCCCGTGAAATGGGCGCAAAGACAAAATTCTCCGCATCCGAAGCCGCGGAAGCCATGAACTACATGGCGATGGCAGGATGGAAAACGGGAGATATGCTTGACGGTATCGAAGGTATCATGAACCTTGCGGCGGCGAGCGGTGAGGATTTGGCAACCACATCGGATATCGTCACGGATGCTCTGACCGCTTTCGGACTGACAGCCGCTGACTCCGGGCATTTTGCTGATGTACTGGCGGCAGCAAGCTCGAATGCGAATACAAATGTGTCCATGATGGGTGAAACCTTCAAGTATTGTGCGCCTGTTGCAGGTGCGCTGGGTTTCTCCTGTGAGGACACTGCCGAGGCGATCAGTCTCATGGCGAACAGCGGTATCAAGGGTTCACAGGCAGGTACGGCGCTCCGTTCTATGATGAATGCGCTTGCCGGAGAAGTAAAATTCTGCGGTGATTCCTTCGGAGAGATTGAGATCGCTACTACCAATGCAGACGGCTCGATGCGTGATCTGAACGATATCCTTGCAGACTGCCGGGTGGCATTCTCACAGATGTCGGAATCGGAACAAGCATCTGCGGCACAAGCACTTGTCGGCAAAAATGCAATGTCCGGTTTTCTTGCAGTTATGAACGCCGCACCCTCAGATATTGAGAAGCTGAACAGTGCGATCAGCACTTGTTCCGATGAAGTGGACGGCTACAACGGCGTTACCGAAAAAATGGCCGCTGTCATGCAGGACAACCTCGGCGGTCAGCTCACCATTCTGAAATCGCAGCTTGAAGAATTAGCCATTTCCTTCGGTGAAATTCTTATGCCTGCGATCCGCGCCATCGTCACTAAGATTCAGGCACTTGTGGATAAGCTGAATCAGATGGATCCGGCGACTAAAGAAACAATCGTCAAGATCGCTCTGGTAGCCGCTGCACTGGGTCCGCTTTTAGTCGTTGTCGGCAAAACAATGGTCACAGTCGGCAAGCTCATGCAGTTCATTTCCAATCTGCCGACCATTATTGCAGGTGCAAAGGCGGCATTCAGTTCGTTCGGTGCTGCTATCGGCGGTATCTCTGCGCCCGTGGTCGCTGTCATTGCGGTTATCGCTGCTTTGGTAGCGGCTTTCGTACACCTGTGGAAAACAAATGATGAATTCAGAGCGAAAATCACGGCGATCTGGGAGCAGATCAAGGGCATTTTCTCCGGCTTCTGTCAGGGAATTGTTGACCGTCTCAATGCTTTGGGCTTCGATTTTGAGAACATCGGCGAGGTCATCAAGGCTGTATGGGACGGACTCTGCAAGTTCCTGAAACCGATCTTTGAGGGGCAGTTCCAGCAGATTGCAAATACCTTCAAAGCCGTGACAGACATTATCCTGAGTATTCTGGATATTTTCGTCGGCATCTTTACCGGCGACTGGAGCAGAGTGTGGAACGGCATCAAGGGTATTTTTGTAGCGGTATGGAACTTCCTGAAAGACACGCTCCAAAACTATATGAATGTGCTGTGTAACATTTTCGGCACAAGCCTTGACGAAGTGAAAGAGTTCTGGGTGAATGTCTGGAATGCAATCAAGAACTTTTTTGTTGGTATCTGGAACGGTATCAAAAACTTCTTTACAGGTGTCGTAAATGGCATTGCAACATTTTTCACCAACATCTGGACAGGCATCAAGAACTTTTTTGTCGGCATCTGGACGGCAATTTATAACGATGTAACCACAAAAATCAATCTCATCAAGACCGTCATTGAGACTGTGTGGAACGCCATCCATACAGCAATCACAACAGTCATGAACGCCATCTGGTCAGTCATTACGACTGTATGGCAGACGATCTATGACATTATCTCTCCGCTGCTCGAAGCATTCCGTTATCTGTTCGAGACCATTTTTCAGGCAATTCAGATTCTCATCGGCATGGCAATGGACTGGATTCACGAGAAAATCACTGCTATCTGGAATGCCATTGTAGCCTTCTTGACTCCCATTTTGGAGAGTATCCGCGACTTCTTCCAGACCATTTGGGATGCGATCTGCACTACGATCAGTACTGTGCTTGATACGATCAAAAGCGTGATAGAGACTGTGTGGAATGCAATTTCCGGCTTTATCAGCACGATTCTGAACGCGATCTGGTCTGTGGTATCTTCCATCTGGAACAGCATCAGCGCACACATTTCGGCTGTGCTGAATGCGATTCATGCTGTGGTAAGCAGCGTATGGAACGCTATCAGCGGATTTATCAGCAGTATCCTGAATGCTATTTTCTCTACAGTCTCAAACATCTGGAACAGCATCAAAAATACAGTCACAACTGTGATGAATGCGATCAAGACCACAGTCTCGAATATCTGGGAGAACGTGAAATCCGCTGTATCTCAGAAGATCACTGCGATCAAAACAACGATTGTCAATGGCTTTAATGCGGCGGTCAGTTTCATCAAGAACCTTGCATCTGAGGCTTTCTCTTGGGGCGCTGACATCATCAACGGCATTGTGAACGGTATCAAGAGCTGCGTCAACAAGGTCGCAGATGCGGTCACAGGCGTGGCGAATAAAATCAAGTCATTCCTGCACTTCTCCGTGCCGGATGAAGGACCTCTTGCTGACTTTGAATCTTGGATGCCGGACTTTATGCAGGGCTTGGCTGACGGAATCAACGCAAATACCAGCGTGGTAAACGATGCAGTCAACAACTTTGCAGGCGGACTTGCCGAAAAGATCAGCAGCGTGATCCAGAATGCACTGTCCACTGTGGTAACCTCGGTGCAAGGCTTCATGACGCAGGTGTTCGATACCGTGAAAACGGTCTGGGCAAACGCCAATGCCGCAATTGATGCAACGATGTCGCAGATCAGCAGCGATGTATCGTCCGGCTGGAAAGCGGTTGTGGCTACAATTAAAAACGCCCTTGACAACATCAAGAGCGTGGTGACGACAACGTGGAGGGCTGTATTTTCTGTGATTGATTCTGCTCTGAGCGGAATCAAAAAGATCATCACTGCTGTATGGGCGGCACTGAAAAATCTGATCCAGACCGGGCAGCTTGACATCAAGAATGTGATCACTACCACATGGAACGCTGCAAAGGATGTAGTAAACACTGTTCTGAACGGTATCAAGTCCGTAGTTTCTTCCATCTGGAACACTATGCCGGACATCGTGCGCAATCCGATGAACCAAGTCAAGGATGCTGTGCTGTCTATCTGGGATAACATCAAAAACGGCATCAATGACAGGCTCGGCGGTGTACGGGATGCAGTCAGCGGTGCGATGAATGCGGTGTATCAGGCGGTCATGGACAAGGTCAACAGCTCGTGGTCTTGGGGACGGAATCTCATGCAGAACCTCATCAACGGTCTGAACTATATGCTCGGCAATCTCATCAATACTGTTGCGGACGTAGCACGGGCGATCAGCGATTATCTGCACTTCTCTGTTCCCGACAAGGGACCGCTGACATCTTTTGAATCTTGGATGCCCGACTTCATGAAGGGGCTTGCACAGGGCATCAACAAGAGCAAGAAGTATGTGGAAAAGGCTGTATCCTCCGTAGCCGATGCGATGTCGCTCACAATGCAGTCGGGCTTTGATATGAAGTTTGACGGCATTTCGGGTGCAATGCTGGACGGCGGCAGCGGTGGTGTTGTCAACAACTACTACAACAACGACAACAGCCGCACAGTGAATCAGACGAATAACTCGCCTAAATCACTGTCACGGCTGGAAATCTATCGTCAGACGCGGAATGCGCTGAATGTGTGAGAAAAGGGCAGGTTTTGAGCCTGCCCACTCTCTTTTCTTGCATAATAAGAATATCCAATTAATCATTTTTTTCACCAGAAATAATGTCTTGTAATGGTGATGTATCTTCTATAGGAATTAATTCAGCAGTAAACTCGCAACTATATGTAGATTCTTCTTCATGAAAATTCTGTACTTGGATTTTAGATAAATTACTGTGCACCCGGCAAATTATCGTTTTCTGTTCAACAGATCTTATCTCTGTATCCGTTGGAATCGCTAATTGAATTGAAAAGTTTCCGAAAGTTAATACAAACATAAAGTTCGGATACTTATTGTCTGCAGATTTTTTTCTTTTATAAATGGAACTAGATATTGACAAGGGAAGTATTCCTGGTACAAACTCTAAAAAGCACTCATGTGTAGTTGCAGCCAAAATTTTATTTTTAGTATCATCATCAATAGTTGCATCTGTAATCGCTTTTAGATAAGATAAACCCAACGAGAAATTACAGAGTTGATTAGAAGGCATGATTCCATATGCCATTTTTAATAACGCCATATATGCATATTCAGGGTTATACGATTGTCTAGTTAGTGTCAAGATAAATCCTGTTGATGTACGTTTGAGTATTGGATTATCGCTTGTTGTTTTGATTAACGCTGAAACATCACTATCATAAGCAGGTAAAACGGGACTGTTTTTCTTAATTTCAATTTCATCTGTTCCATGCTTGTAATGCAGTTTTGTCTTTTTTCCATAAATCTGTGAAATTATCTTAAATGGAAAAACATATTTTCCGAAATTATTTTCAAATGTTTCTCCAAACATAGTGTTACATGTGCGGCATTCACGTAATGAAAATAAACGTTTATTGCCTATACTTTCAGATATTGCATGAGAGGACTTGTCAAATTTTGTAGATGAAGAATCTTGTAAACAGAATAGACATCTTCCAAAATCACATGGAATGTATTCCTTCTTTTCTTTATTTGCAAGGTCATCATACATAATCAGTAATTCATATATATCATCAAAATTCATATCAACACCCTCCATTCGAATAATGCTTATCTGATACATAAAGATAGATATATTATACACCAATCCTACAAAAAAATCAAGGAGGCGATGCTATGTTTTTCAGCCTTATCTTAGAAAACTCCACCGGAGACCAGATTGACATGACAGCGACCGCAAATCAGTATATGACCTCAAAGATTGAGGGGCTTTCTCCGCCGCCCGGCACGATCAGCACCTCCTCCTACGCAGGCATGGACGGAAGCTATCTGAACAACGCATTCATTGAAAAGCGGAATGTGGTCATTCACTTTGAAATGCGTGGTGTGGGTGTAGAAACCCGCCGTCATCAGCTCTACAAGGTGGTGAAGCCGAGCCGCTATGTCAAGGTCTACTACAAAACCGCAGGCATTGATGTGTTCACAACCGGCTATGTCGAAACCTGCGAGGTGCAGAATTTCGAGATGCTGACAACCGGACAGATTTCTATCCTGTGTCCGGACATCTACTGGTACTCAACTGAATCCGTTATGGCGTATTACAGCCAGATCACAGGAGCGTTCACATTCCCGTTTCCTACAGAAAGCAATCCGGAGCCTTTTATCCTCGGCAAGTATAACACGCAGAATATCATGGAGATTATCAATGACGGTGATGGAACAGGCTTCACACTCGAAATTGAAGCCCTCGAAGATGTCCGTTCGCCTACGCTGTACAATGCGGATACAGATGAATATTTACAGATCACAGGCGATCTGCGAGCCAGAGACATTGTGACGATCACCACCAAAACAGGCAATAAGACTGTGACACTCGACAGGGGCGGTGTCAAGACGAATATCATCAACCGCCTTGTTTCCGGCTCGACATGGCTGACACTGCGTGAGGGCAAGAACCGCTTTTATCTGCGCGGCACGGGGCTGCAAAACCTGAAAGTCACCATCGTTCACACCAATGCGTATCTGGGGGTGTAGTATGCAGATTGAAGTTTACCGCATGACAGCGGAAGAAGATGCGCTGACGATCACCCTTGAGGCGGTCTGCGACACCTTTTCTTCACTGCTCTGGGATATTGAATACTACAAATGTGGCAGCTTTGAGGTGTATATCGCCGCCAATCCGCAGAACATTGAAATTTTCCAGACCGGCAGGATCGTCGGACGTGATGACGATAATCAGCACTTCGGCATCATCGAATCCGTGCTGATCAATACAGATATTGAAAACGGCGACTACCTGACAGTGCGTGGTCGTTTTTTGATGTGTCTGCTGGAACGGCGCATCATTCATCCAACCTACAACGTCACAGCGGCAAAGGCATACAGTGAGATCGTCCGGGAGGTCATGACGCAGAATGCACTGCTCTCGGATAACCGCAGGATTCCGGGGCTTTCCCTCGGAACGGTCACCGGCGCTTGCTGGGAACAGACCGCAACGCTGCAAATATCCTACACAAACCTGATGCAGTGGGTGTATACGATCTGCGAGAAGCTCGGCGGCACAGCGAATATCCGGCTGGTGAAATCCTCCGGGGAGCAATACCGCATGGTATTCGACCTCTCCGAAGGTGCTGACCGCAGCATCATGCAGGAGGATAATCCGCATATTATCTTCTCTGACGCATACAGCAATCTGCTCTCGTTCAGCTATGCGGAGGACAGCAGCGTTCAGAAGAATTTCGCCTATATCTTCGGTCAGGGCAAAGGGGAGGAGCGAAAGCGTACCACATATTGTGTTGGTGCAGAGCCGACATATCTTGACCGATATGAGCTGTATGTAGATGCGGATGATATTTCCGAAACAGAACAGGTCGAGGGTGAGACTGTACCGATCCCGGAGGAGCAGTATATCGAGCTGCTGAAAACAAGAGGCTCGGAACGGCTGGAATCTCCCAAGACGGCATCGGAGTCCGAGATTGCAGCAAACAGTACGCAGTATGTTCATAACCGTGATTATTATGTCGGTGATTATGTGACTGTGGAGCATAAACGGTTCGGCATGATACAGCCCTGCATTCAGCTCATCGGTATGATAGAGGCTTTCGACCAGAACGGGCGCAGTCTAACGCCCACATTCAAAGAGGGGTGATTTTATGGCTTTTCACAGCGGATTTTTCAATTCAAAGAACCTTGACCGCACCTACACAGCGGAGAATTTCAATGATTATCTGTCCAGTATCATTTGCAACGGCATTCAGGATAACTACGGCGACTGCTTTAGGCTCCTTGCTGCAAGCAGCGGTCTGAAGGTATCGGTCGGCAGGGGTAAGGCATGGATCAACGGACACTACTTCATCAACGATGCCCGCTATTCTATCGATCTGTCCGAGTATATGGACGAGTCGCTTCCGAGATATGTGGGTCTCGCCATCTATCTGGATACCACAGAAGCTGTCCGCAGCGTGACGTTGAAGCTCTTTCCCGGAACACCGGCAGAAAGTCCGCAGCTTCCGTCTATTCCGCAGGACGAGGATCATGTGCGTCTGCTTATGTATGCCGTGCGTCTGAATCCGGGAGCGACAGAGCTGTCCGACCGTGACTGGTACGATTACCGTGAGAACGCTAATGTCTGCGGATACTGCAAATGTATCCTCGGAAAGTGCAAGGTCACTGAGCTGATGTCACAGATGGCACAGCTTATCGCCGAAATTTCGGAATATAATAAGAAAATTGAAGATCTCACAAATAAAGTTGAGGTTCTTCAGACAAAGGTCGATGATCTCACGGGCGATATTGTTGAAACAGGTGAAATCGGCGAAAATGCGTACTATGTGCTGTACTCAAATGGAAGACTTCTTCTGCGTGGAAGCGGTGCAACCTATGATTACGAGATCGGACAGTCACCGTTCTGGGAAAATGAAAATATCCATTCTCTTGTGATTTCAGACGGTATCACAGCAATCGGCAGCAGTGTGTTTGAACGATGCCCCAATATGGCAACCGCCAGCCTTCCGACAAGCCTTACCGAAATCGGAAAGCGTGCATTTTTCATGTATAATCAAGGCGGCCTGACCGAGCTGAATATTCCGTCATCCGTAACAATCATCGGCGAGAAGGCATTTTCCTGTGAGGCTCTCACATCCGTTACACTCCCCGCTACGCTCACGACCCTCGGCAATTACCTTTTCATGGACAGCAGTACGCTGACAACTGCAAGAGTCGAATGCTCCGAGGTGCCGGGATTCTGCTTTGTCCGCTGTACCAATCTGCAAAATGTTACCCTAAGCCATAATGTGACGAGCATCGGCTCACACTGGATCAATTACTGTAATCGGCTGACGCAGATCACCTATGAGGGCAGTCTGGACGATTGGGCGACGGTGTTGAAAGGGACGAGCTGGGACGGTCGCAGCGGTCAGCTGACAGGTACACTTGTGAGAATCAACTGCCTTGACGGATATATGGAGTATGATGACGAAAACAAAGAGTGGGTGGAGGTGCGTGAATGATGTGGAAATTTCTTGTGAAAAATCAAAGCATTGATATTATGGAACGAGAGGTTCTCGCAGATCATCAAATTCAGTATGTGCAGTTCAAGTTCACATTTGACGGTGACTGGAAACGGTATCATAAAACCGTGCAGTTCAGCCAGTGCGATGAGGTATACTCAATCGTGCTCGGCGTGGACGGCACAAGCTGCTATCTCCCTGCGGAGCTTCATGTCGGGGCTTGTAAGATGAGCGTTTTCGGCTATGACACAGAAAGCGATACAACGGTCAGGGCGACAACCGTTCCGGTTACACTGAATATCCGTCACTCCGGATTTATCGGTGACGATGAACCACCGATTCCGCCGACACCGGATCTTTATACACAGCTTCTGAAACGCATCGAAGATGCAGAAAAGGGGCTTGACGGCAAAAGTGCGTATCAGATCGCGTGTGAGCATGGGTATGTCGGTACTGAGGAGGAATGGCTTGCAAGTCTCAAAGGTAAGGACGGTGTTTCACCAGATATGTCGGAGTATCCGAAAACAACCGAAGTGCAGACCATCGTGGAGACGGTTATCCAGCCTGTTGCTGAAGAGGCACACAGTCATGATAATAAAGCAGTTCTTGACAGCCTAACACCGGAATTATTCACAGAGTTGTATGAGCTGCAGCAGTTCGAGGACAGCACGGTCTATGATATCCAGACGGTCAACGAGGAGATCCTGAATCTTCAGCAGTACAAGCATCGGCACGACAATCAGGCTGTGCTTGACCACATCACCGAAGCGCTTGTGACTGCAATGGAGGAGTATGGACCTTTCGAGGACTGGACGAGAGAGCAGATCCACACGCTGTTTGAATCTGTCAACAATTTCTCCAATACCGCACACACGCATGAGAACAAGGCTGTTCTGGATTCTATCACAGAGCAGTATATGCAAGATCTGACGGCATTTCAGGCATCCACAGCAAATGCTCTGCATGGGCTGTCTACCGGACTGAGTGAGGTATCCGCACAGGCGCATTCTCATGCCAACATGGCGATTCTTGATTCCATCACTCAGGAAATGCTTGACGATATCTCTTCTATCGCAACTGTGGTCGGACAGGCACACTGGCATCATAATCTGGAGGTCTTAAACGGCATCACAGGGTCTCATATTTCCCGCTGGAACGAAGCATATACTGCCGCAATGAACCTGAACGAGCGTGTGGGTGTCAACGAGGGTGTGTTCGAGCGTTTCAAGACGGAAATTCTCTATGATATGCAGGGCGCAAAGACCTCTATCACGGATATCAATACAAGACTCGCTACTGTCGAGGAAGCTCTTGCAGGTGTAGAGACAGCTTTAGCGGCTATCGTGGAGGTGACAGTATGAGCATTGCAAATTATCTGACAGCTCTCGATGAACAGCGAGATGCTTTAGCCCGAAATCTTACTACGATGGGTGTATCCGCATCGGAGACAGAAAAACTGAATACTCTTGTGCCGAAGGTGCTGCAGATCCCGCAGACGAAGCAGGATATCACGCTGTTTAAGGCATCCATTGACACACTCCACGATTATGGCGAGAAAATCTACACCTTCTATAATGACGGCTATCGTTCCCTTGCGGGCTTTGCGGAATCCTATCCGAATTTCTGCTCAGAGGAGAACGGTTATGCGCTGTACTACAATCAGCCGGACTTCAACTGGGGCGCAACCATTTATACGCAATGTGTCACACCTGTTGCACTCACGCCCTCAATGTCCATCCTGTTCAGCTATCGCTCCGGTGCTGCGGATGTGGGTGAAATGTGGCTTGTTCCGAAAAATGTGGGTAATCTGTCTCCGGCAGAGACCGCAAGGTATATCCACGAAACCATCATGGCAGGACAGACTGTCTCTATTCCGTTCAACTGGCTGCAAACGGGTGATAACTACACCACTGCTCTGCTCGACTGCGGAAACATAACAGCTGGTGACTATTACCTTGCGTGGAAAGCAGTCAGCGATAATACACATCCGTATATCCGCACCATTAAAATTCTGGAGGAAACATCATGAAAGAAAATATCTGTACTGCCGCCGGAGTGATCGGCGGCTTTTTTGCGGCACTGCTCGGCGGCTGGGATTCTGCTCTCATCACGCTTGTGCTGTTCATGGTAATTGACTTCACCACAGGTCTGATTGCTGCATCTATGGGCAAATCCAAACACAGCAAGACCGGCAAGCTCAGTTCAAAAGCAGGCTGGGTAGGACTTGCAAAGAAGTTCTGCATTCTGCTCATGGTTGTGGTCGCCGTCCGCATGGATATTCTCATCGGTACGACCTACATCCGCGATGCGACCTGCATCGGATTCTGCGTCAATGAGCTGCTCTCAATTATTGAAAATACGTCTTTAATGGGCATCCCGTATCCACCTGCAATCAAGAAGGCTATTGAGGTTCTTCAGAAACGTGCATCGCATATTGATGATGGAATTCAGGAAATGATCGATAACATGGAGGATGATAAGAAATGAGTAAGACCTACGATTTCAATGATACCACACAGCTTTCTCCGCACTTCAATATCTCCGAGTTCCGCTGCAAGTGCGGCAAGGAGCATGAGACTCTGAACAGCCAGGAACTGGTCGAGAAGCTCGAAAAGCTGTTCACAGCTCTCAAATGCTCCAAGATCATCGTGACAAGCGGTTATCGCTGTCCAACGCACGATAAGAATGTCGGAGGTTCAGGCTCCGGGCAGCATACACTCGGTAAGGCAGCGGATATCTGCTGCTTCGGTCAAGACGGGCAGCCAATCAGCTCGAAGGTGGTCTGCTGTAAGGCACAGGATATCGGATTCACAGGCATTGCAAACATCACTGCTGCCTATCAGTACACGCATGTCGATGTTCGCACCGGAAAGAAATGGTACGGTGATGAGGTCCACGGCAACAACTCTGTGACCGATGACTTCTACAAGTATTTTTCCACATCGAACAGCGGTAATAGCCACAAGGAGGGTGCTGCTATGAAAGGCATTGATGTAAGCGTACACAACGGCAATATCGACTGGAACAAAGTCAAGGCTGACGGCATCGAGTTTGCGATACTGCGTGCGGGCTTCGGCAGACTGGAAAAGCAGAAGGATGAGAAGTTCGAGCAGAATTATGCTGAAGCAAAGGCGGCAGGAATCCCCGTGGGTGCCTATTGGTACTCCTATGCGATGAGTCCGGAAGAGGCAGAGCTTGAAGCCAATGTGTTCCTCAAGGTCATCAAGGGAAAGCAGTTCGAGATGCCCGTATACTTCGACCTTGAGGAGAAAAAGCAGTTCGATCTCGGCAAGGAAAAAGTCTCTGCTATCATGAGAGCATTTCTTGAAAGAGTGGAGTCCGCAGGCTATTTCACTGGTCTCTACGGCTCTGCATCCCCCTGTTTACCCACACAGCCGATGATATTAAATCCCACTACACGATCTGGCTTGCGCACTGGGTGGATAGGACCAACTACAGCGGTGCCTATGCGGTGTGGCAGTACAGCGAAAAGGGCAAGGTGGACGGCATTTCCGGCAATGTTGACCTCGATATCTGCTATAAGGATTTCCCGACCATCATCAAGGGCAAGGGGCTGAACGGCTGGGGCAAGGCGGCGAATCCCACGCCTGTACCTGATCCTGAGCCGACCGCAGACAGCAAGACCGCTACTGTGACCGTGCAGATCGGCAACGAGACCTACAAGGGTACGATTGTAAAGGCGTGATTATCTTCTCACGGGCAGAGGATGTTCTCTGCCCGTTCTTTTCATATGTATCAGCAAGTCAGGAGGTATGCTATGACAGATTTACAGAAAGAAAAAATCACAGAACTGCGGAAAAACGGAGAGTCTATTTCTTCAATTGCAGAAAAGATGAATCTGTCTGTCAATTCGGTGAAATCGTTTTGCAGAAGAAAAGATGTTTCACCTATGAAAGACGGCTGTAAACGATGCGGTCAGCCTCTTGTCAACACACCTGGACACCGGCAGAAAACGTTTTGTTCTGCTTCCTGCCGTCAGAAGTATTGGCGGGAAAACAGCAACCTTATAAAGCATATTTCGTTTGTGTCGCTCATTTGTCCCGCCTGTGGAAAGACTTTCTCCGACTACAAGGGACACCACAGAAAATATTGCTCACACGCTTGCTATATCGGCCATCGCTACGGAGGTGCAGCAAATGGAACAGAATGATTTTAAGTATCATGTCACAATGAGTCTTGTGCGAAAAATGGCGAAACAGGGCTTGCTGACCGCTGATGAATACGCCGTAATTGATACAAAGATGAGGGAGAAATACCGCCCTAAAATCGGCACAATATTTGTCAAAATACCGTTGACTGAACCGAAATAAGGCGGTAATATGGTA